AAGACGACATGCTCTATATATTCTCGCCAAATATAAAAGTGACCGGTGGATTTTTAGATAAGTCTCCCATTCCTTTGCGTGCATATGACGGTTCTCCGCTAGTTCCTATAGCTCCGCTGTACTACTCACGCCAGCCTGATCGTCCTATGGACGGATACAGCACGCTATCCAGAGTATATGACCAGCTATTTGAAAAAAACATTATGAGAACATTCTGGGCTAACGCAGTTCGTAGAGATTCAAGACAATATCTCTACAAAGAAGGATCTATAGACGAGGAATCTCTAGCTAAGATAAGCTCAGGCCAAGATGGCGCGATGATTCCTATAGATGAGCAGAGCTTAGATGGCATTATTCGTACAGTTCCAGTAGAGCCAATGTCATCAAACTTTGAAAGATACCTACAGGCAATAGAATCTGACATAAATCGTGGCTCGATAATCTCTCCAAACGTCAGAGGCGAGGCAACCAGAGCCACCGCTACAGAGATCACAGCACTTGCTCAGTACACCGCATCAGAAATCGGAAGAATGGCTAGAGAAAGAGACGAAGCAATCGAAGATATTGCAAACATTTTTGTTAGAATGTTGGTTTACACATTGGATGAGATGGACAAACCTGTTATCATGGTAGGCAAAAAGGCAAGATTCGTAACTCCTGATGCTCTTGATCACAAATATAAGTACTTTGCTTTGGATCAAGCAAGCACACCTCTGAGCAAAGAGCTTAAGAAGCGACAGCTTCTAGAGCTTTTACCTGTACTCGGTCAGCTTGGCGTACCACAAGCCAAACTTCTTGAAGATATCGTTCGACAGTTTGAGCTAAATGAAAAGTATATCGAGGAGGCCAAGAAGGCTCAGGACTCTTTGGAGCAGGGCAGCGCATCAAGAGCCAGTGGAGCCGAGGCGATAGCTCCTGAGCCTACTACAGACGCTCAGGGACTAGCTAATGAACTGCTCCAGGGACAGAGAGCAATCCCCTTGCCGATGGCTTAGAGGCTAGCCTAAAGTTTTTTTAAAAAAGTACAAAGTATTTTTGACAGAAGGGGCCCTCCCATTACGTTATATAGTGTAACTATAAGAGGCCGGAGGCCCAGATGGAGAGGCAAGGTGAAGAGATCTGGTCTCCTCTTCGGTGTCTGGTCGCTAACGCTCCCAGGCCAACAAGGATGTTAAAGGCCCTTGTTGGTAATATTGACGGCCAGAGGCCAGTTAATGAAAAGTTTATAAGTAAGATTAAGAAATCGGAGGTGTGTGATTCCAATCAACGATTATGTATGTCCCATGTGTAATAAGACAGAAGAGATTTTCACTAAATCCAGAACTGGTGAAGCAGAGATTTTTTGCAAATCTTGTCACACTGTGATGGCAAAACAGTTCCCCAAAGTCGCAAAAACAAGCACATTGTGGAATGCTAGCTGGAACGCCGGCCTTGAAGGACAGGGATTTCATTCTCGAAGCCTTGGAAAAAAGGTTCATTCAAAACGAGAAGAGGAATCCATTATGCGAGCTAAGGGATTCGTTCCAGAATCTGATTTCGGAAAACACTTTATAGAAGATCAGCAAGTTAAACTAGCCGAAGAAAAAGCTCGTGGTGATGCAGAATCGAAACGTTGGCTTGACAATGTGGCTAAGTTTAACGGCGATAAGAATGCAGCCGCGGTGGAAACATGGCCCGCTCATGAGATGTTAAAACAATAAAACCATAAATATTTAGGAGATCAAACATGATTAGCGATATCGGAAGAATGGACATGGATATGAAAGCCCTATCAGGAATGAAGGGATCTAAAGAGCCTGCAGAAGTTGAGCTTGAGCTTAAGGTCGGAGAACTAGAAGGCGAGGAAGATGGCATGTACCAGGACATGTCACCTGTAGGTAGATTCTCGAAAGGCGCTCTTAATAGCTTGGTTTCTGTACATAACCAGGTTTCTAAACTCTTTGGAATGAAACCCTACGCTAGCTTTGAAGAAGACCAGGAATCTTTCCCAGGTTCTTTCACCAAAGAGATTTCTATGATTATAGATGCAGCAGATGATGCCGCAGAGGCCGAAGTCATAGAGATGGAGATGGTTCCATCTTTAGAAAATATAACGACCGATAAAGATGTTGCTCTTCTTTCTGGTAAGATAGGAATGCTTGCTAAATCTAAAGACTTTAAGAAGTTTTTAGCAGAACCAGTAGAAAAAAAAGAAGAAATGCCTGAAGAGGAAATGGTTCCTTCTGAGGGCGAGATGTCCGAAGAGGACATGGATAAACTATTTAGCGAAAGGATGTAATCAATGTCAGAGAATAACGAGACCGGCGCAGCCGATACCTCAGTAGTGGACGTACCAGCAGAATCAGTAGATGCGTTTAATCTAGAAGATCTAATCAATACACATTTTGATGGAGATCCCGTAATGGCAGAGCCAGGTTTAGAGCACAAGATTGGCTTGCCTTATGATCAGATTATAAAACACATACCTGAAAACGGAAGAAAGGTTATACAGAATCTTAGAGCAAGTTATACAAAGAAAACACAGGAACTGGCTCAGGAGCGCGCTCAGATAGAATCTCTCAGAGAAGAGCTTGACCGACAGAAACGGATGATGACCGACTCTGAATGGGCAAAGGGAATCAGAGCAGCAGCCGAGGATAACACCGAGCTTGATGTTTGGGATGAAGATGGTCGCAAAGCTTCGATTAAACGAGAAGCCGCAAAGATGATGGCAGAAATGATTAAGCCACTTCAGCAAGAAATCGCACAAGAGAAACGCGCTGTTGAAATCGAGAAGTTTAAAACTTCGCACCCAGATTTAGCAGAACATAGTGTTGAGATTGCAAAGCTTTTAATGGAAAGAGGGGAGCTAAAGCTTGAAGATGCTTATCATCTTGTTAAGGCAAAAAAATCTTCTGAGCGTGAAGAAGCTGAACGTGCCATTAAAACAGCTCACAGAACGGAAAAGAGAGAAGCTCTAATGAAAACTTCTACTGGTAAGAATATCGAATCAGGTAAACTAACTCAGCCAAAGTTTAAAGATGCTTGGTCTGCTTATCAATGGTACAAGGCAAACGGCGGAAGATAAAAAAACTTTAAATATTTACACAAAACCTCTTATATCTACTTATAAAGTATTATAGATATAAGAGGTTTGTTATGTCTGAAGAAGATTACTATGAAAAGAAACTAAAACTCGGAGATGAAGCCGAGGCTTTAGTGAAAGATTTTTTTATAAATGTTAGAGGATATATGGCTATAAAAGTTCCACATGCATTCTATCCATACGATCTTATTGTAAAAACTAAAAGTGGCAAAAGATTTACCGTAGAAGTAAAGCTATATGGTAATCCAGATTTAGACACAATATTTGCTGAGACAGTACAGATTTCACCAAAGGCTAAAATAGAAAGCTGTCCAGAATATTTGACCTATCACAAAGAGATTAAATATATGATGTACGTTGACATGGTAAATAAGATTGGTTACCTATATCATATGCGAAAGTTTGCTAGCTATGTTTTGGCAAATAAAGGATCTGAGTTTCCGATTGAACGTGGAACGGCAAAGGGAATAAAGATTAATAAGACTAGCCTAGAAGCTGGATTTATTTGTGAAATACCTCTCTGTTCTGGCGCTCTTTAAAAAAATAAAGTTACGAGCGGGCACCCCTTGACGGTGCCCGCTTTGTGTTTATCCTTTCTGTCGGAGATAGTAAAATGAAAATAACAAAGATTCACCCATTAGACGCAAAAGGTTTTAAACAAATCGTTCCTTATAAAGAACTTGAAGATCTTATTCAAAGACTCCATAGCCTCTTAAGAAAAGGCATTCCAGTGAAAGCCTATAAGGTAGGAAGACATTTTGATGAAATAGATCGCCGACTCTATTCGCTGTTTCCTTTGGAACAAGATTATTTAGTCGGAGATAATGGATTTATTTATCGAATAGATGAATCTCGCTTGAAACCTTTTTATGAAATCGAGAAAGAGATTAAAGCACACAGACAGATTTTTATAGATGTGATAAGCTGTATCTATCCAACCTTGATTCCATTAAAACCTAGTGAGACATTAACTGCAGTAGGATCGATAACCGCAGGACCATCTAAAGCATATGCAGATGTTACCGAGTGTAGAATATATCCTGATGAAACATTAAGTATGCTTGATAATGGTTTAGTAAGATCTTTAACAGGGTTAGTACAATCAATGATTTATGATTTTGGTTTTATGGCTTCTGATATGAGTCCAGATTGCCTTAAGAATATGGTATTGGCACAAATGCGTCATATTGAAACAACTGGAATCATTTTTCCAAGAATGAGCTATATAGATTCTAACAATGATTATCATGCATTTTCAGGTAACTGGTATGGAGATGATTGGTTTATAGAAAGTTCAAAACGTCTTATAAATGGTATGTTCAATATATATATTTCAAGCGTTGATGTTCCAAATCATTACGATTCATATCTAGCAAAAGTGGAAGTGACGAGTTCTTTGAAAGAAGATTTTATAGAGAGGTTCTTCGATAAATATTGGAATAATGCCCTGTTTCTCAATATGGGTTGTGTTAACTATGCGTTTAATGTTCTAGAGGTAGATATAGACGAGTCCAATATTGCAGACAAAATAAAGCCTGGGGCCGTAAGTTTAAAGCAAAGGGCATTTGATTTTTAAATCTGGTCGTGGTATAATATAGCGTCGGCTGGTATCAATGGTGAGCGGTCGGCAATGTATGTGTAACAGTCCAAATGTTATTGTATCCCTTCAGCCTTGTCAACTGAACAACCCCTATCTCCCCTAGTTCCCCCTTGCTGTAACCCCCAGCAAGGGGGTTTCTATTTTACCTTGACGAATCGTATTATATTTGACAGGTAGTTCTCCTGGTTCGTGCTGAACCGATTAAAGGTTACCGGCGATAAAAAGAACAAACCCTTTTGTAAGCCTTCTTGTAGGAAGTACCTTTAAAAAGGACGGTGTTTATTTATCAAATCTTAACCTTTAATATAATATAATGGAGCATTATCATGGCAATCTCAAATGACTTACTTTCCTCAACCCTCTTTGCAATACGTGATGCTGAGGTGGACCAGTTGTACCGAAAGACTGCGTTCCTAGACCTCGTTAAATCAGCAGGCGGAATCGAATACGAAGACGGCGGCATCAAACTTCAGAGACCTCTCTCGGTTGTTGATCACTCAACCATCACCCAGCTTGCAACCGGCTACGAGCCTGTCTCTCTAGCTGTAAGCGATGTTCTAAAGCCAGCTATCTATGAATGGCAGGACTTCGTCGCGCCCGTTCTCATAACCAAGAAGGAGGAACTCGAGAACCAAGGTGAAAAAGCGATTGTTAAAATCGTTGAAGCAAGAATGAAAAACGTTATGGGCATGTTCAGAAGAGAGCTTAACAAGCAGATTCTTGCTGGTACCTCAAGCGTTATGAACAACATGTCTTCACTAAATGGTTTCTCTCTAACCACTGGCTTCCTAGAAGAAGGCGCTGCTTCACCTGCTGGTCAGACCAACACCGTTGGTGGTCTTTCCAAAGCAACCTTAAACGTTCCAGGTTGGTATAACTCAGTTAAGGCTGGTACCGTTGCAACCATCAACGCTGACCTAACCGCGCTCTACCAGGAATGCAACCAGTTCTCACCATTTGGCGATGTTAGAGCAATCATCATGAATCCAGCCGCATTCGCTGCTTACAAAGCCGCTCTATTTGAGAATGAAAGATTTATGTCTTCAGACAAACTAGACGGCGGTAGACTACAGCTAGCATTCGCTGGTGCAGTAGTTGAGCAGGACAACGAAATGCCTGACAACACTGGTGGCGTAGCTAATAAATACAGCGCTTACATGCTCAACTTCGAAGGCATCAAAATGTGCTTCCATAGCGACGGCGACTTCGCAGTATCTCCATTCGAGTTTATCTCCGGTACTACCGCAAGATCAGCTCAGGTCTACCTCAAGGCTCAGTTAATCGCTGATCACCTCAGAGGCTCAGGCGTTCTAACCGGTATATAAGATTAACCTAAACCTTTAAAAAACACGGAGAATAAAACATGGCAACTTCAACCCTTATCCAGAAACTAGATTCAACCGCTCTAGTAACTTCAACCACAATACCAGGCGGATACCAGTCTGTAGAAACACCAGACGTATCAGACCGAAGACAAGTAGAAACCTTCATTACCTCAGAAATCGTTTTTGTAGGTGATGTTGTCTGCCTAGACTTGGTTAGCGCAGGTCTAAATCTAACCGCCAGAGGCGCCAAAATCGTCAGAGCACAGTCAACCGACACCAGCAGAAGAACCGTTGTAGGTGTCGTTCTAAGATCTGCTGATAGCGCAGCCGGTGCATTTACACCATCAACCGGTGCTTGTGCTAAAGATACAAAAGTTGAGGTCGTAGTTAGAGGTATTGTTAACGCACAAAGCCTAGCTTGTACCGTTGGCGATGTACTAGCTCTAGATCCAGCCGGCGCTGTTGGCGCAGTAGATACAATCGCTGCCGCAACCAACGTCAAAGTCGGATACGCTCTATCAACCGTTGCTGCTCCAGGACTTGCCCCAATATTCGTTGTAGGCAACTTCTAGTTAAAGATAAAAATCTAAAGATTCTATGGCTCGGCTCTGCCGGGCCTTAGTTTTTTTGGTTGACAAATCCACATATGTAGAAGAGGTGTTTCTATCTATGAGTACACTTATTTCGGTT